TGAATAAGCTCATCAATACCCTTATTAAAATCTGTATCAATTGTCCAACCAAGTTGCTTGACTTTTTCATTACTAATATAATACCTCTTGTCATTAAATGGTCTATCCTCAATATACGTTATCCATTCATCATATTCCATTGTTCCCTTGATTTTTTCTATTAGGATTTTCGCAATATCTAACACAGTATATTCATGATGGTCGTCACTTCCAACATTATATATTTCTCCAATTTGACCCTTTTCTAAAACCAACTTTAGCGCAGAGCATACATCATTTACATGTAAAAATGCGCGCACATTGGAGCCATCACCTTGTATTGTGACTTTTTTATCTTGCTGTAGCTGTTGAATGAAACGTGGTATCAGTTTCTCAGGATATTGATTAGGACCATATACATTGTTACCACGTGTGATTATAATTGGCATTTTAAATGAATGATAATACGATTTGGCAATCAACTCAGCCGCCGCTTTTGTCGCAGCATATGGATTTGTCGGACACAAAATAGAATTCTCATTCTTCTTTTCCTCATTTTCATTCAGCATTGATTCGCCATATACTTCATCAGTTGAGATGTGAATGAAACGAGTGATTTTATTATTGTGTTTTTTATCATGTCGTCTACAAGCTTCTAACAACGTATGTGTGCCTTGAACATTATCATGTGTATATTGAAGCGCATCTTCGAATGAATTTTGGACATGTGATTGTGCCGCAAAATGAATCACAGTATCTATTTGATAAATATTCAGAATATTTGATACTAAATCATATGAGCATAAGTTGCCTTTGACTAAATGATATCGGGATGAATTACGAACATCTTCATCAATATTTGTTTTTGATGCGCAATAATACATTGCGTCTAAATTAACAATTGTTGCGTCCAAATTTTGCTTGAAGAAATAGTTTATAAAATTGGAGCCAATAAATCCACAACCACCAGTAACGAGTAGTTTCATGATGTGTTATATTTTTGTATTATAAATTATTAATTTAGTTGTAACTTATAATATTTTTTTTTGTTTTGTTTATTTATTGTTTTATTTTAGTTTGTCTTTTAATTATTTTTTATTTATTTTGCTCATTCTTTGAAGAACATTTCTAACAGATTCCTTAATTGGTGTAACGGGATTCTTTAAACTTAATGATATATTAGTTAATTTTGTAGTATCTAAACAATTGTTTGACCGTTTTGATGCTAAAATCTGATTCTGTTCATCAATTGTAAAGTTAGTCCAAGTAAACTCTGGGTCTACTATTTCCTTGTACATTTCCAATATTTCATTGTGACTAATTAATCCAGGATTTGTTAGATTCACAGTTCCAACTTGTTTATTCAAAGCCATCTCTATTAAAACCGGCAACAATTCATCTAAAACTGTCATTGAGTTTGGCATAGAACATACCTTCTTATAGCTCGTAATCTTTGTAATAAAATTGCGTGAACTATCTTGCTCATCTGTAATAGGCATTCGAATTCTGGCATTCAGTGTGCTATCTGAATATAATAGTTGCATTAATCGGTCAGTATATCCCTTGACAATTGAATATGATGAGCCAAAAAAATTGGGTAAATCTGCTTCTAAAAAACCAGTTTCTACATTACCATATAAATGTGTTTGTTCATCATATTCAAATATACATCCTGTTCCTAAATATGTGAAATGTATGCCATTTTTTTTACTTATTTCGGCGAGTCCAATTGGGCTGAATAGGTTGTCATTCATGTTTTCAACTAGTTTGCCGGGCTTCTCTAGGTAGTCAATAGTGCCAATTACTTCATTATTATAGACGCCATGTGTGCGCCCAATAAAACTCATAATATGAGTCACGTTCTTAATCAAGTTGATTTCTGTTTGTATCATCTTAATATCATCTGCGCGACACATTGATTTAATTACTTTTATATTGGAGTCTTGTAGTAATTGGACAACTTTTGAACCAATCCATCCATTCCCACCAAATACTAGAACTATTGGTTTAGATTTATCGTGAGACATTTTATATAAAATAAGAATTAGTATTTAAATTCTTATTTGTTAATGTTATTTTGTAAACTATTTAAAAATTATTGTTTACTAATAAAATAAGATGTCTCAGCAAACTAATAATAATACTAATACAAATAATACAAATAATACAAATAATACAAATGATATTGTAATGGAAAATAACATGCTCAAATCTGAAATAGTAAATTTACACAAAAAAATTATTAGTATAGAAGACCAAATGAAGCAAATAAATGAAACGAATAACAAAATGGCATATGAGTTGTCGCAAATAATGCCATACTTAAAATCATTTGCGTCTGATGTTAGTCACGACTTACATCATATAAAATACAAGTAATTGTTAGTTTATAAATAGATTAAAGTAGTTTTAATTTACTTCCTATATCTTTGAAATAAGTGCCATTATATGGTGTATTTTTAGTGAGTGCTTTTGAGAGTGTTTTGTCGCTCATTTGTAATTGTATAATACAATCATATTTACATATAAACTCTCTAATCAGGTTATTATTTGTATCATATTGTCCTATACCGTTTTTATATAATATTGGGTCACCATGTTTCTCAGTAAAATTTTGAGTTAAGGTCTCTTCACATTCGTCAAATAATTTATAATAGTGTCCCTTAGTTAAAGTAAAGTTTTTTACGGGAACATCTAATGCTGACAATGATTCATAACCATTAAAATGTGCTGCTGTTTTTCTGTCTAAATATACATTTAATATTTTGCTATTATCAGAATTTAGTTTGGCAATATAACCTAAATTCTGAGACTTCGTTTGCTTGGTTGGTTTAATATTATGAATTATATTGGCATCTAGTTCTCTATCTACAAATACCCATCTGTAACCATTATACACCGTATTTTCTATAACAGCTTTATTTATACTAGGTCTTTTAATATTATAATTTTCTTTAATTGCTTCTGATACACTTTCATATACTTTTACAAGTTCTAATGTCTCCGGATTTATCTTTTGTAATCGTGGACCAAGTGTAACTAGTGGTTCATTAAATCCGGTGGCTACTTTGGTCTCTTTAGTGTTTAATTTGCTCAAAATTTCTCTATTTGACTTTTCTAGGTTGTCTATTTTGCCTGACATTTGCTTAACCATTTGTAATAATTCTTGTATTAATAGATTATCATTATTAGTATTTTTCATTTCAAGCATAAGTCTGAGTTGTTCATTTTCAAGTTCTATTTTACTTGTATCATTTGTATTAAAATATTTAATATTATTGTTGATAATATCTAATAATGTTTTATAAGATAGATTTTTACCAATTAAAAATAATTCTAGTTCGGTCTCATGTCCTTTTAAATCAGTAATTCTGTTGCCTCTGATAGTTTCGTGATTGTGTAAAAAACTCTCAAAGTCTTTGCTTTTGTTGACGGCAAAGCAATCCAACAGTAAACACTCTTCGTATTTTGATTTATGTTCCTTGTATCTATCAATGACGCCTCTACGGCTCTCACCAAGTTTTATAATGTATTGTTTATTTTCAAACGTTTTGACTTTAATAATATAGACAATAGAACCAATAGTAGCATACTCCTTGAGTAATATTTTCTCTCTTTCTAGAATTTTTTGCTGCTCTAATTTTAATTCATATTCCTTTGCTTTCTGGTTTTCTACTTGTAACAGTTGCTGTTTTAATTCATTACTTTCTTCTTGTAAAATTTCCTGTAAAATTATTTCTAATTTAATAAAATAATCATGTATTTCGTCTGCTTTTTTAGTTCCCGCCTTTAAACAAAACTTTTTAAATGTTTCAATGTTTAACATAAAAATTTCTTTATTATGACCACCTCTTGTATCTTCTTTTGCTTTTGTTGTAACAAAAGCAAAGTTTGTTTGCTTTCCCTCCATAGAAAGCAAAAGTTTATAATCTTTGTTAATATGGAATTGTTTTTCAAGTAAAGTTTTAGCATTTACTTTTTGACTAAATCCTAGCCATTGCCAAACATTATCCAAGTTAATAACAAAATCATTTTTGTAATCATGCTTTAAATAACAGTAAAAACTAGCTATAAACATCTGTTGCTCATAATTAGTAAAATTATGTTGTACCTTGGTTATCAGTTTTGATTGATAATTACCATTTAATTTGGTAATAGGGTTGCTTTCAATAAGGTTTACTATGTCTACGCTCATTTTATATATTATATAGAGCCATGTCTTTATATTGGTTTTTGCTTTAACAATCAAAAACCAATAATTTTATAATACACTCTCGCCCTCGTATTTTTCCTTTATTTTTTCATTTAAAATAACTAATTGGTCGTGTAAATCATATTCTTCTGGTAAAACCAGAAGAATATTTAATCGTTTTCCATCTACTATTCTTTTTTCATATACAAGATGTGGTTTCTCTCTTGTTACAACTAAAGATACGTATTTTGGTAAAGTGGGTTCACTTTTTTCAGGATAAATATCATTTTCTAAATCATCAACTACTTTATTTGCTTGAGTCAGTTTCTCTAAAATTGACACTTTTTCAGACTTTGTTGTAGCCCACGGTTTATCTAATTTTGGGTGTTCAACGCGGAAAAACTCTCTCTCTTTTGTTTTTTCTTTATTATAAAATTCACGATTATAATATACATATTTTTTAAACATTTCATATGTTATACCATCTGGTAAATTTTTTTTGCTACTTCGTTCTCGCTGTGTGCCATATTTTATCCCTTTTGTATTTTGTTCTTGCTCTTTTCTTGTAGCAATTTGTAAATTTTCAAGTGTATTATTTAAAGGGTTTTGGTCTATATGGTCTACACTAACATTTTTTGTTCCTTTACCATTTCCATAACACCCAGTAATTATTTGATGAATGTATAACTTATTATTACCAACTATATATCCATTAGCTCCCTTAAACCAAGTTAATTTTATATTATGTTCTTTCTCATAATCTATTATCTTTTGGTAACTTTCAGGACATAACTGAATTTGCGTGTTAGTTTCACAATACACATATATTATTTCCTTATCATTTTCTATTATTTTCCAATAAGGATTTTTATATATACCAGCATCTTTACCAATAGATTTTACATGCCCATTATTATATTGAATAACGTTATAATTAGTTTCAATATATGTCTTTGTTTGTTCAAAGTTCATAATATAATATTTATATTATGAATTTGTATTTTATTTTTTATTTCAATTTTGTTATTACAATGATATAAATAAAATAATTTGTAACACATTGCGCTTAGTTGGAATAAGCACTCTGGTTCCCATAAGTTTCCAGATGGGGAGGACTGTATCTTAAGCCAGCTCAGGTTGATTAGACCTTCATTGCTGACCCATATCCGTTCAGTCTCTGACGCCCTACCATATTCTATCATAACGAATTTAGGTAGTAAGCATGCGGATTGCCCAATCTTTTTCATTATTACCATACCCGAGTTAATTACTCTCGGCCATCTAAAAGTTTCCAATTTAGACTTGGTAGAAAAAGCTATAAGGGGTTTCCCGAACAACAAGATATGTCGCAACATTTGTTTCCAAATGTCACTAGCAGTTAGCCTGGGTGTATTTATGCGACGGCTAAAATGGTTTTCTATAGTAAGTGGTCGCTTTACTATAGCATACTGCTTTTCGGCCCTGGTTATTCGCTTGCGCAAATGGTTAAGGCCTCCCATGCCAGACATGATTCTGAGCACGTTATAGTTGGTCGCGTATACACGGACCTTGGCAGTCTTGGTTCCCTCAACGGTGGCGTTGGAGAGGACAAGCTGTAAAGTAGCGTTATCTATTCTGGAGAAGTTGCACGTGCCGCTGGGTTGATGTTCCTCAGGGCGGAGGGCAAAGGAGTACACGTTAATACCCTCATCAGGGTTTCTGGTGTGGGCCTGGTAAGGCTGAACCCACGAGAAGTAGGTTCCTTCACGCTCAGAGAAGCGATCCTGGCCGTTAAGCTGGAGCTTAGCGGTGACGACGGGGTTCTGTCCCCAGCAGTGGAGGTCCAAAGAGGTCTCAGTCAAAACGAATGTTCCGGCATCAGAGACAGCGGAGTTATCAAGGTGGCCACCTGAAAGATCCTTGAGCGCAGCAAGGATAGAGGGGTCAACTCCGAGGTCGGGGTTCTGGGGGACGGCAACACCTCCCAAATTGGCCTCATTGTAGGGGTTCTGGGGACCGTGCCAATATCCAGTGAATCCGGAGGGGATATCATAGTCAAGAGCACCGGCATCGTTGAAGAGACCACGAGCATCAATGTAAGCACGGGAATCAGCGGCAACAGAGGCGGGACCACCGAAAGCATGGATGGCGTTGGGGAGCGCATCAATGGCATCAG